CCGTTCTTGTACATGTCAAAGATCCTCCGTACCTGGACGGCCTCGTTCTCCTCGATCACCCAATCGCCCTCCCCGGTCTTGCGGTAGCCGTAGGTGGCCGCCCACTTGGGGATGCCGGCGGCAAAACGCTTGCGGATGCCCCACTTCATGTTTTCCGAAAGGCTGTGGCTCTCTTCCTGTGCGACTGCCGCCATCAGGGTAAGGTACAACTCAGAGGTCGCCTGGGAGGTGTTGATGTTGTCACGCTCGAAGAACACCGATACCCCGAGGGCCTTGAGCCTGCGTGTAGCGGTGAGGGCGTCTACGGTGTTGCGTGCAAAGCGCTGGACCGACTTGACCAGGATGATGTCGATCTTGCCGGCCTCCGCATCGGCCATCAGGGAATTGAACCCGTCTCGGTTGCGCCGGCTGGTGCCGGTCTCCTCATCGGTATAGATACCGGCAAGCTCCCAATCGGCATGGCGGGCGATCATGTCGTTGAACGCCTCCATCTGGGTCGCCAGGCTGCTTTGCTGTTGCTCGAGCTCGGTGGAGACGCGGCAGTACGCCGCCACCCGCTTCGCCCTCACCTGCGGCAGCGCACTGTCGCGATAGAGCCTTCTGACCCCGACCGGAGTGTTGCCTGTTGCCTGATACGTGTGTCCTTCCATCCGCATGCCTCCTAGTGTTTTGCATAGTGCCTGAGCGCCCCTGAATCCAAGAGCGTTTGCACGTGATTGAACAAAGATTCCTCCACGATCGGAGGATGATGATCCTCGATGTAGAACTGGGGCCGCTGGCCCTCGTTGCGCCGTTGCTTCTTAGACAGGTAATCGACCACGTATTGCTTGGTGGTCAACACATCACCCTTGTAGACCTCGCTACGCAGCATCCGATAGAGCTTGTCATGATACCACCGCGTCACTTGGTTTTCCTTGGTCTCCAAGTCCCTCAATGCAGCGAGGATTTCCTTATACCGGCATCCCTTCCCTGCCATGGTGAACATCAGATGCACCCGCTTGGCCTCAGGAGGATGGATCACCCATTCGCTGCCGTGGGTATCAGAAAAGGTAGCCTTACGGTAGCCGTAGGGGACGCGGCGCGCTGCGATGCCGCTCTCCTGGCGCTTCTCGAACGCCCACTTGATGTTCATGCTCAGGCTGTTGGATTCCTCCTGGGCGATGGCGGCAAGCATCGAGAGGATCATCTCGGCCCGATCGTCCATGGTGTCGATACCCTCGCGTTCGAACAGGACTGGAATGCCCATGCCCTTGAGCGCCCGCACGCACTCGAGGCAGTCGGCCAGGTTGCGCGCAAAGCGCGAAACGGACTTGACCATCACATAATCGATCTTGTCGTCCTTGCAGTCCTGCATCATCCTCAAAAACTGCGGGCGGCTTTTCATCATCACTCCCGAGCATCCGCGGTCCCCATAGACACCCACCAGCTCAAGGGCAGGGTCGGATGCAACCAGGTTGCGATAATATGCACATTGGGTCTCATATGAAAGCTCCTGCTCCTCCGAGAGCGTGCTCACCCGGCAGTAGGCGGCCACCCGAACCACGTCCGACTCCTTCCTCTGCCGTGAGTGCTTTTGGTGCGGGGCAACCTCGATGATTTTGATGTTGGTCTTTGCCATGAAGTTCCTCCGGTGTACAAATTGCGCAAACCACGCGCCGTCGGGTGTGGTTCCGCGTTGGTGCATGTTCGCTGATAGCGCGCATCATATCAAGTCAATACAAAGAGTTATCTGCATAATGTGAAATTATATAAGTGGTTATAAAGCTTGAATACCAACCTGATTTTGTACTTTGCCCGGCGGCCGTCCGGGCAATAAAAAAGACCCCGAAGGGCCTCGTTGTTGGTTGATCATATGGCAAGTTCAAGTCTTGCCGGTGAGGATGAATCGCGTGTATTCACCTGCGTTGCCTGCTGCCAGATAGGCGGCAAGCTCGTCAAACCCGAGATGATCGGCGATGCTGATCACCGCCGCCACATCGAACATGTTCGTCAACGCAGTAGTTCTCACCTGCTCCAGTTGAGCTTTGATCGTCTCATCCATTGCCGCCTCCCTGTGCTTCCGAAACCAAGCGGATCTCATCGACTGAAGGGACGATTCCCAGCGTCGAGCCGGTCTCCCACAGCACATGTACCGTTCCCCATGCATCCACGTGCAACACTTCACCCTTGGCACCCATAGGGGGCGAATCCCCATCTTCCATCTTCACCAACTCCACCAGCGCCCCTGCAGGGAATCGCTTCTTCAGCTCTGCAAGGGTACTATCGCACTCGTAATCCATCAGCGAACCTCCTTCTGGACATGCATTGTTCCCATATCCAGGGGAGCTTGGCAAGCACATCGGTGCAAAAAGGCACCAAGGATTTGCGCTATTGAACATCATGCAAGCTCTTTGTGTACATAACCGCCTGCTTGAGGATACCCTCATCGAAGCCGCAGTCGTAGTAACCGTCAAGGATGGTCGAGTAATAGTATGCATCCGGCATAGCCAGCGGAGGTCCTTCGTTCATGACGTAGGCCATCGCCACCAGCTCATCCCCATCCAGGTGCACCATCAGGCGCTTCTTGCGGTACAGGTGGGGGTGACCCTCGTAGCGGTCCAAGGCCTTCTCGCACTTCTCGGTGATCTGCCAAAGCAGCACAGGAACCCTTGCTCCTCGTTTCATTTCGATGGTGGCCACGCCAGTATGTCGGCCTCCCCGAAACAACAGCTGATAATCATGCAGTACTGTTGTTCCGATGACTGCGGCATCGGGGCACCGGTACCCCATCTGCTGGAGGTTCAGGTTGCTTCCATAGGCCAGATAGATTTTCTTCATTGTTGCTCTACTCCTTCGATCGGTCTTCTACCACCTGAAAGGGCGGTCGTCCCGCCCTCAAGGTCTCATCAGGTTGCCCCTTCAGGCGGCAACACGCCGTCTCCATGCCGCTGATCCGCTAAGGCGCTTAGTCAGGTGCTCGCGGCAAGCCTTGAACTCGTCGCCGATGAAGCCGATGCGGTTGAGGTAGGTGCGCATCGCGAACTTCTCATTCTCGGCCTGGGGCTTCTTGGTGCTCGCCGAGCTTTGTGTGAGCGCCTGGGTGTTCAGCGCAAGGGCAAGGACGATATAGCTTCTGACCTCTCCGGCGTGCAACGTGCTGTTGAACCCGCGTAGCTCGACGGTTTTGTGGCCGTGGAAGAAAGAGTGCAGGTTCAAGAAATGGTAGCGGCTTTCGTGGTAGTGTGCGTCCCGGTTTCCCCGGTAGCCTTCGTACCAGATGCTCTCGATCTTGGCGAAGGTGGTCGGCTTGGCTCGGTTCATGGTCGCCACAAGGTGCTCGTCCATCCTCTTGCAGTACCGTGCCCGTGAAGCCTCTATGCCGAGGGCCTTGTAGAACAGGTCGTTTCGGGCGTAGATGATGTTCACAAAGTTTCTGATCGAGCGTGGTGTGTGCGGCTGGCCATCAAGGTGGATGTGGATGCCGCATGAGCTGTTGGTGAAGGCCCCGGCCTTACGTAGTGCCCTGATGACCTCCTGCAGGCTTTCGATGTCACCTTCGTAGGTGAGAATCGGGCTGACCAGCTCGACGCTATACAGACGAGATGCGCTCTCTTTAATCCCTCGAGTCTTGGTTTCGCATCGAATGGATCCGTCGTAGGTGAACTTCCATGTGCGGCCATCGAAGGTCTTCAGTTCGTAGGTGTCGTAGTAGGAGCCACCGTAGAGCAGCTCTCCACAGAGGACCGTCTGGGCAGCCAGTGCTGCGTCCTTGCGGGTGATGCCTGTCATCTCGATCTCGATTCCGAACCGTGTTGTCTTGTCCATGCTCGCTACCTCTCTTTGGTGTGTTTTTCTTCGTACTGTAGTAATCACTCAAAGAGAGATATATAGCAAGTGTATATATACAAATAAGATACACTATTTTGTAGGTATTTCTTCGTCCAGGCGTTTCACCATGTCGACCCCCGGTACCACTCCCAATGTCGAACCGGTTTCCCATGTAATGTGGATAGTACCGATGTCATCCACGTGGATTACTTTACCCTTGGTACCCTTGGGAGGTGCGTGCTCATCGTCTAGGCTCACCAGCTCTACTATACACCCGCTTTGGTATTGCTTCCTGAGGACCTCGACTCTCTTACGGTTCATCTCATCCATATGCATCCTCCGTGTAGTGTGCATTGATCGCTCAGCTTTGCTATAATTGCAAGTCCCCCTCCCCCGCTTCACCCGATACCACAGACCGTTGGTCCATCAGGATAATATCGAGGGAGGACCAGCATGATAATCACCTTCGTGGATTATAAGTGAGCAATCGCTCCATGATGTCGTCCTGGGGATTGTTGCTCGGGATCGTCCTGGTGCAGTTCTCCTTCACAATCTGGTAGATGTGATACCAGCTCTGGTTGATCTGCTTCATGAAGGCGTGCGACATGGCGACATACGGGCTGGGAATCGCAGCACCGGTGGTGGGGTGTTTTGCCAGGAAGCCGAACTGGCTGATGGCCATCTCGCACTGGATCCAGCGTGCCACCGACATGGAGTACTCCTCGAGCATACGGCGGGATATCAGATCCTCGCACCCCAGTTTCTTCAGCCACAGGTAGGTCTCGGTGAACACCTCCTCGGCACACAAATCCAGGCCGCTGCGCTGGGCTTCCTTCATGAAATCCCTCACCGGAGGCATGTCCGAGCCCTCCAGGTCCGTCGCATCCTTGCTCAGATCCAATATCTTCAATTTCCTGCCCCCGGGATTGCCGTTTGCAATCTTCTCGGCGAGCGCCTTGGGTTTGCGACCGGCGCCGATCTGGGCACCGCCGCGGTTCGTTCCGTCTTTGGCCATCCAGGGCCTCCTTCATCTGTAATAACTAGGGGGGTATACCCCCGTTCGAATTCGCCGTTTTTTCGCGTGAGGGGAGCTGCCCGTTGTAAGGCCGATACCCCCTAGAGATTAAGATCCCCCTAGGGGGCCCCCACCCCAGCACTGTTTGCTGTCGGTTGTGCCGGCTGCTCTGCGCATTGCAGCTTTTGCATAGCTATTGTCTTCCTATAGTGATATTTGTACACAGTCAGGTGATGCTTCTTCGGAAGCAAGGCCAGATGCTGGTCCACCGTAAGATCGCTGCGCTTAGTGAGAATCTCGCTAACTGCAAGTTCTCCGCGTAGACTGTTACCGTACTTTGCCATCACCTCGAATGGCGGTTTCAGGTAATTGGCAAGCCACCACGGGCAATGCTCCTCAAAAAGCAAGCGGCACACCTCGTCATGGGAGAGTTCCCTCACGATCCTGATGGCATCGGTGGCAAAGCTTTTCACCGTGACACATCGGTGATGATACCGCGTATGCGTCCTCCCCAACGGCTCGACGATGCAAAATCGTGTGTCTTCCTTGGGATAGAAGCATAATGCCGTGGTCGCCTTGTCCCCATAATGGAACCACACCACCGGATTGTCGGCCTTGGTCGTGTAGGTCTTGCCCACCTCAAACTGGAAGCTCTCGCTCCCCCTCAGATCCTTATCGAATGCCTTGATGTACATATCCTTTTTTACCTCCCGGTCATTTGTGAGTTCTGCAGCCTGCTACGTTTAGTGATCACGCCCCGGCTCGCTGCTGGTGCTGCTTGATAATGGACAACGTCATGTCGTGGTAACGGGCCTTGGCATGGTATTTCTTGGGAAGCAGCGCATATTTCTGCTCGAGGGTGAAATCGTCACGATCCTTGATGATCTCCCTGATCACCCACTTGCCGCGTATGCGGTTGCCATACTGCGCCATCACCTCAAACGGCGGCATCAGGCAGTTGGTGAGCCACCACGGGCAATTCTCCTGTAACAGCATGGCGTATACCTCGTCGCGGCTCAGCTCCCTGACGATCTTGAGCGAGTTGCTGCTATGGGCGGTGATACGGATGCAATCGCGCTGGCGCATCTTGTAGATCTTGCCC